CTGTAGACACCCATACATACAAGCGACAGATGAACAACTTACACCCAGAGTTCCTGGACGGAAACGGATCTTTTATTGATGAAGAATTGCTTGCAGTTAGATTCATTAATGAAGATGATGACCTTGACGTTGAGGACGATTACTGATACAATTACAACAACATTCTAATTTGATATGGCACCGAGAAAATTACCTAAAGATGCACTATTGACTGAGATTCTGCAAAAGGTTTCATCTGCTAAGACAAAATCTGAGAAGGTGGAACTTTTGCAGGAGTACAATAACGATGGTCTTCGTGCTATTCTCATCATCAACTTCGATGAATCCCTAGAATATCTGATGCCTCCTGGGGAGGTTCCTTACAACCCCAATGATGCACCTGCTGGCACAGAACACACTCGTCTGGATCACGAGTATCGAAACTTGTATCGTTTCTTCAAGGGAGGAGATACAACTCTGAACTCGATCAGGAGAGAGCAACTGTTCGTGCAACTGCTGGAAGGTCTTTACAAAGATGAAGCAGATCTTCTTGTTGCTGCTTGTAACAAGACCCTCCAAGATAAATACAGAATTACCAAGCAAGTGGTATCTGAGGCATTCCCTCAGATTGAATGGGGTAATCGAGGAGGAAAATGAAGGGTATCTGGTCAAGCAACGACGAAGTATGCAGTTCTGCAGACAGGTATAACATCAAGATCCTAGAAGTTGCTTGCGATATATCCAAAGCAAAAAATCCAAACCTCCCACTGAACTCTTATGTGGTGAAATACTTCTACGAAGACACTCACTACATTGATATTGTTATGGGTAACCGATCTGATATCTTCGACTGCTATTATGACAAGCTCGGACAAGGACACATCAAGTCTATCAAGTGGACAGATGGAAAAACTAATCCAAAGCTCTTCGATTCAAAGGCATATCTCAAACAAAGTTAACTCTTTGTTTGTGGAGAAGAGAAATGATTTTTCTTATGATGGTGAAGTGGAGACTGATGATCTCGATCAGTTAGCAGACAACTTATTCGATGCTCTCTATGACCACACCAACAACTAGCGATACTTCTAAAAGTGTAAAGGATGAGATACTTCAGATTCTTATGGAGTACGAGGGCGACGTGGATAGTGCCATGCATCCTTTTATTAACTTTATTATTGCTAAGGACAGATACACCAAGGGAGTTAAGACTATTTTGAATGAATGGATAGGTTTCAAGCACTATCACCACCAGTATAAACTGGCACAAATGTTTAAGTAATTTGATTTGGTATGGAAGTTAAACTTGTACAATGTACACCTGATGCAGAAAGGACTATGGGTTATGTTGCTCGTGTGAGCAACCCAGCAAACCAGAACAACCCTAATGTCGCAGGTCTTTTGAAGTATTGCATCAAGCATGGGCACTGGTCTGTCTTTGAGCAAGCGTTTATGACGCTGGAGATTGAGACTACTCGTGGTCTGGCAGCTCAGATCTTGCGTCACCGTTCGTTCACATATCAGGAGTTTTCTCAACGATATGCTGACAGTTCTATGCTGTCTGAAGAGATCCCTCTGTTTGATCTTCGTCGTCAGGATACGAAGAACCGTCAGAACTCTATCGATGATATCGATGATTTCACTAAGCAACAGTTTGAGATTGAGATCCAGAGGCACTTCGCTTCTGCTATGGATCTCTACCGAACTATGCTAGATAAAGGTATTGCAAAGGAGTGCGCTCGTTTCGTACTTCCCCTTGCAACTCCAACTCGCATCTACATGACAGGATCAGTTCGCTCTTGGATTCATTACATCCAACTTCGTTCTGCAAATGGCACTCAGAAGGAGCACATGGACATCGCTAACGAATGTAAGCGTATCTTTATCTGTAAGTTCCCTACGGTTGCTGCAGCACTTGATTGGAGTTGTCCTGATGATGATTGTGGATGTGATGATATCCAACCAGCACTGAGGATTGATTGATGGCTTGTTACCCTGTAAAAAACATGAAGACTGGAGAGACACAGGAACTCTTCATGCCTCTCGCTGAGTATGAACAGTGGAGGAAAGACAATCCCGACTGGGATAAAGACTGGAACGCAGGCATTGGATCTGCGGTCAGTGGAGTAGGTGACTGGCAGAACAAACTGCCACAAGGTTTCAAAGACCGCCTTAATAATGTCAAGAAGCATCACCCTTACGCCAAATTCGATTCCATCTAACCTATGCCTGTAAAATCCAAGAAGCAACCCTCTATGGTCGGTCTGACCGCTAGACAAATGAGAAGAAAACCAATTGGTACTGAGCATCTGCTCAACATCAAACCTATCACTCCCACCCAGGAGAAGGTGTTCGATGACTGGACTAAAGACAAAAATCTCTTCCTGTATGGTTGCGCTGGAACTGGTAAGTCCTTCCTGAGCATTTACCTGGCACTTAAGGATGTCTTGTCAGAGAAGACACCTTATGATAAACTGTACATTGTGAGGTCTCTGGTCCCTACCAGAGAGATTGGTTTCCTTCCTGGTGACCATGAAGACAAGTCAAACCTTTACCAAATTCCATACAAGAATATGGTAAAGTATATGTTTGAGATGCCAGACGATGCGTCGTTTGAAATGCTCTACGCCAACCTCAAGGCACAAGAGAGCATCTCTTTCTGGTCCACCTCCTTTATCCGTGGTACTACCATTGATAACGCAATTGTTTTCATTGATGAATCTCAAAACCTTAACTTCCACGAACTTGATTCCATCATCACTCGACTGGGAGTTAACACCAAGGTTATTTTCGCTGGAGACGCTGCACAAACTGACCTGACCAAGACATACGAGAAGAACGGCATCCTTGACTTCATGAAGATCATCGATGAGATGGATGAGTTCTCTTCTATTGAATTTGGTGTCCAAGACATCGTTCGTTCTGGTCTAGTCAAATCTTATCTTATTAGCAAAATGAATCTTGGACTTTAAACATCTCAACATACATTCCTTTCGTGATCTAGTTGCTACGACAACAGCAAAGGGTAGGACATACTCCGTTGAGGGTATGAACTACCCTTCTGTCACAACTGTGATTGGACATTCTAAGAAGAAGTCCATCATGGAGTGGCGTCGTCGTGTCGGTGAAGAAGAGGCGAACAAAATTTCCAAACGTGCATCGACACGAGGAAACAAAACCCACAAACTTGCTGAACTTTACCTGAGCAATCAGGACATCAGCAAGTACAAGGACGATCCAATGTCCATGGGTCTGTTTTACCTTATTAAACCTCACCTAGATAGTATTAATAATATACATGCCCTAGAAGCACCTCTATATTCTAGGATGCTTAAGATTGCTGGGCGTGTTGACTGCATTGCAGAGTATAAGGGAGAACTTGCCATCATCGACTTCAAAACTTCAACTAAGTTGAAGAAAGAGGAGTGGATTCAAGACTATTTTGCACAAGAGTGTGCATATGCTATAATGTTCCAAGAGTTGACGGGTCTCAAGGTCAAGAAACTCGTAACGATTATCGCCTGTGAGACTGGTGAAGCACAAGTATTTGAAATCTATGACAAGTTTAAGTATGCTCGCAAGCTTAAAGAGTACATCGACGCATACCGAGATGCATATGGGGAATGGTAAAATTGATGATGTCTTTGAACAGAACTTCATGACTGCCTCTAAGTTTTCGGTAGAGATTGAGAAGATTGTAAAAGAATCTGATCTCAACTATATCGAGGCAGTCGTACAGTTTTGCGAAGATAAGAACATAGAGATGGATGGGATCAGTAAACTGATTTCCAAACCACTCAAAGAAAAGTTGAAGTATGATGCTCAACGACTTAACTTCATGAAGAGGACATCTAGGGGGTTCCTATCGCTGTGACTGGATTTGAAGTCTATAAAATGTACCTTTCCTTGAAACTTCACTTCACTTCTAAATCATATGATTACTTCCAATACAACGGAGCATGTAAAGCAACGCAAGAATCCTTTGATCGGCGTAAGGACAAGTATTTCTTTGTGAAACTGTCCCGCAAGTTCAAAGAGGTAGAACTGCGTGAATTTTTTGTCTCTAATCTGATCGTCGATGGCGGTCAGTGGGTTGGGCAGATCGCAAGAGAAGGATCACGACACTATACTGACTATCAGAAGCGTATTCAATCGCTGTCGTATATTTTCTCGGAAGATGTTGCCACTCTGCATAGCATGGAGGAGAACTTTGATGATCTCTTTCGTGTGAAGAGTGTCCATCCAACCATCGTCAAGGCACATCTTGGTGGCAAGATTAGTCTTGAGACACTCACTATCTTCAATAAGATCTTTGGTTTTGTAGAGCACTTTGACAAGACCATCAAGGATGAGATAGTGTGGAAACCACTACGCAATAAAGTAGTGAAATACGAACCCTTTCTCAATGTAGATTGTGGTAAATATAAAAGCATAATCAAGCGAGAATACGTATGAGTAAGTTCTTTGAATCTGAACAGGTTCAACACTCCCTTCGTAGAATGCAAGATCTTTATGTAGAGATCAATAAGATGGGTCTCCTTCTCTCCAAGGAAGAGAAGAAAGTGCAACTTGAAAAGATGCTTGAACTGATCGAGGTCCAGCAGATGATGTTCATGAGGGTCCAACTCTCCTCCGATCCAGATGCCAAGGAGCTCTTGTCACAGGTCAAGCAAGCTGCTACAATGTTGGGTATGAACCCAGCGGACGTGAACCCGCAGTTCTATGAGGGTCTCAAAAATCAGGTGTCTGAGATGATCAACGCCCTTGACTGAGACCTAAATACTGTGCTACGATCATACAGTGGCACACACAACAGTACACCAAAATACGGAGAACACACATGTCATTTGCATCCCTCAAGCAGTCCAGCTTCACTGATCTTCTGTCGAAGGCAGAGAACCTTAACAAGACTGAGACCAAAGGCGGTCCCGATGAGCGCCTCTGGAAACCTGAGGTAGACAAAGCAGGTAACGGTTACGCGGTCATCCGCTTCCTCCCTGCACCCGAGGGCGAAGACCTGCCCTGGGCACAAGTTTGGAGTCATGCCTTCCAGGGTCCTGGTGGTTGGTATATCGAGAACTCCCTGACGACTTTGGGCAAGAAAGATCCTGTCTCTGACCTGAACAGGCAACTGTGGAACTCTGGTCTGGATTCTGACAAAGAGGTTGCACGTAAGCAGAAGCGTAAGCTGAACTACTACAGCAACATCTACGTCGTGAAGGATCC